AGAGCACCAATAAATAAATCCCTAAAATAAGACCTCATCCCAAACTCTGACACAACAGTAAGCTGCTCACTTTGTCCTGAGCCAGATAGTTTTAATACCACACCTCTTTTTGCGTCAGTAAAAAATTTATCATACCCCCACTGAACATAACTTTCAGGATTATTGCTAATACCATATTTTTCTATTCGAGCGATTTGAGTTCCTAAAACTTCAGGAATTGAAGCTACTTGTCCCCCGCCTGTTGAATCTGATAAAAGGTTTTTGCCAGCTAACACATAAGATATTTTATCTTCTTGTAATACAAGTATGTCTGTTTCTCTTGCATCTAATTTTCTAATAGGGCCAAACGTGTCTTCTAATGGTTTAAAGTTTAGTAAGCCTAAGTTAAATTCATTGAGCTTATTAACATTAGACTCGTCATTGAAAACACCGCTATAAGTTAAGTCTGCAAATCTGTGAGCCTCTTTAAAATCTAATTCAGAAGTAGACGTAGTTTTTTCGCCTAAAGCCAATTCTTTACCCACTATTGAGTCTCTTATTTTGTAACTCTCTACACCGTTACCAAAAGAGTAACAATTAAAAAATGCAGTATCAATAACAGCAGATTGTACACTGGTTTGATTTTGAACATTACCCGTATGAAAACCATTTGCAGTGTCTATCTCAAAGGATTGAGAGGATTCATACCACAAATCTGGAGTAGCATCTTCTGGTTGAGTCTCAAAAACAATAGTGTTGTCTGCCCTAAAAACAGAAATAGTTAAAGTAACACGAGCCCTTCTGTCGCTTGAACCATACTTTGCACCAGCACACGAGTTTGTTCCGGTAACTAATAATAGTAGTTGATTTGTTGTAGCATCTCTATAAAATCTCCAATTATAAACACACGCGTCTCTGGGTATATCATTATCGTTAGCAGCCAAAGAGGCGTCATAAAAGTTTTGAAAATAAGGAAGTGGGCAATCAGGGTCTCCAGAAACGCTTGCTGTACCATCTCCTAATCTTGCCTCAATATTATCGCCATCCCACCATTCTTTAAAACTTTCAAATTCTTGAGATGAGGTCAGGTTTAAATCTAATTGATATCTTCTTCCATCACACTTTCGCCCCTTTCCAGGTCTGTTAAAATCTGCTTCTATTTTAATTCTTGAGCCGGCCGGTATTGTATAATCTATAAAATTACCTGGGGAAGAAGGGTCTTCAATATTGCATGGGTATCTAACAATAGGGAAGTCGCCACCCTCTGTTCCGGAATTACTTAATGTGCCTGCTTGTATAACAGGATTATCTCCCTGAATAATATTAAAATCATTAGCTAATATTTTCATATAAGTACCAGCCGGGATAGGTATATCCTCACCTTGACCATCCTTCGGCGCGGGGTCTAAAAAGTCTGCAGTTTGTGCATCTTTTTCTAATACTGTAGCAAATCTACATCTTGTAGTTGCTCCATCTGTATCTCTTTTTACAATTAACCTATCTCCCTCTTCTACTTTTCTGGAGTTTTCACCATCTAACAAAAAGAACGTAGCATTAGTTGTAGGGTCAAGGAAAAATATGTTAGTATATATTGTATTATAATCCTCTAAATCAGGCTTAATTACAAACTTGTATCTTGTAGCCCATTCTGGGGCTAACTGAGTAGGTGGTATTGTAACTTGTATCCTGTTAGCAAAACTGGAAAGTGAACACGGAACATGTGTCGTATTGTTAGGGCTAACTAAAGCTGTAGTAGACCTATTAAACTCGTCCATATACACGATGCCTATTTCATAATCTCTATTACTATGTAAGCTTTTTGGATTTCCTAATTCTAAATAAAACCCTTCAGCAAATGATATGTCATAATATTCATATACTGTTTGGGTGGGAGTTGTAATATCATCTACATAAGCCATTGCTAACAGCGAAAAACCTATTTCAGTACTTCCGGGAGAAGTGAAAATTTGTATTGCCTGTCCGTTAGCTGATATACCGCTGGCAAATTTTGTTAATGAATCTAAGTTTTGAGGTATTAAGCAGTTAAAAGAATCTGTAAAAGTTGTACCGTCACAAGAAGTTTCATCTCCTGGTTGACCAGAAACGGGTTTTATATTTGCTGCCGTCCCAACGCTTTCAGTAAACAATGGGTCTGTGGCTAATTCGTATACACTATTAAAATCACTCGGTAAGTTAAAAGAAAATGATATATCTACATTATCAGTTGTTTCTGAAGGAAAAGGAGTTTGGCCACTAAATTGAGAGTGGTCAAAACGAATATCAAAAGTAACAGTAGCGCCAGCTTTTAATTCTAATCCATTCAAGTCAAAATTAACTCTTGCATTTTGTATTGTAACAGCGCCATCAATAGAATAATCTTGCGGAGCAGTTTCATCAGAAACATCTCCAGCTCCAACCTCTTCAGACACTAAACCAACGGTGTATTCTAATTTTACTGGGTTTGTGTTTAAGTCAATTAAATCAAAACCATCAACATAGTTGCCATAAACAAGTCGATTCCCCATAATTGTTTGGGCTTGCGCCTTTAAAGGCACATTGTCAAACAATCTAACTATTTCAGTATTTGGCAGCACAGTAAATATTTTGCTGTTTGTAAAGTCTAAAGTATAATCAGTATTGCTTGCCAGACCTAATTCCTCTTTGTTAAATTTTTCAATAGATTTTATAACACTACTTGTAGACTCTTTAAATACTACTTCTATTTCTTTGACTAAATCACCACCTGAATTATATGTTACCTGTACTGAGTTAAAAACATTTTGCATGCCCTCGTTAAGACCTGAGTCTGTGCTAAAATCAAATCCAACAGGCTGAAAAGCAGGTTCTGAAAATTGAGACAAAGCAGAGTATTCTCCATCTTCATATTGATATCTATAAGCAAAAGAAATAAACCTTGTTTCTAAAAAATTTTCTTCGCCACTTAAAGTGCGTAATGATATAGTTGGTGATGTGACGGGTGGTTTTTTAATTACTAATATTTCTTCAGACGTAAAAACATCAACCAAGGGAGTACCCGCTGGTATATCGTAAGCTCTTGTAATATTTATAAATCTCGGTGGATTTGTGTTGTCTGTAAAAAACAATAAGTCATCCACCCTATCAACACCAGTGATTAAAAACTTATCATTAAAATTTAAAGTTGTGTTAATTCCTCCGCCGTCATTTACGCTTATTACGTGATAATTAAGTGTATTTTCTACCACGTTAAAAGAAACTACCATATCAAGCTTACCTGTAGGAGAGCCTGTAAATGCAGGGTCGTGTACAAACCATATAATTGTTTCACGTTGACCGTCTTCCAAAGACCCAATACATTTTGCTTCTGAACTTAAAGGTACATTCAAATATTCTAATGAAGTAAGTTTTTCATTACCTTTTGAATTTTCGACCGAACCTATTTCAGATTGTTCGGTAGAACCAAGCCTGACGTTTACAGCATCTATATATTCGCCATTAGGAACAAGACGCTCATCAACGCTCTTGTTCATTCGTCCAGCTATAAAATTTCTTTGAGTAGTAGGCATGTTACTTTATCCATTTATCCTTACCTCGCATATTCATAAGTAGTCTGCCAGGGTGTATGTTACTAATTCTAATTTTAGCATTTCTAAGTAAAGCAGAGCTTCTTTTTCTTGCCCTACCCACAATATACTCTTGAACCCCTAACTTACCATTTAATATAGCAAACTGGATATACGCATAAATATATTCTTCAAATAATTTATTGACGCTTATTTTAGAATCATCTCCAGATTCCATTCCGTCTGATACATACTCAAGTATACAAAATTCTTTTGCCATACCTGAGCTAAAGTTAATCACTCCACTTTTTGAATCTATTCGGAAAGTAGGATTAGAGTTAGCTGTTTCTGTATTTAAACCATAACGAGCGCCAATAGCGTAATCAAAACACCAATACCCGTCAATACAGTATCCTTCCATATTGTTGTAGGGGCTGTTTTGGTTTAAGTAAATGCTCTTTTTTGTACCTTCAATCCGCTGTAAATCAATCAAAGATGTAGATGGTTTTAAAACGTTTCCTTGGTCATCAAATAATATTTTACATTCATGGTCTTGTAGGTACGCATCACTGTAATTAGTTTGTATGTTTTCAGTAAGAGGCCTAAGCACACCATCTTTATATATAGATATCCTTACCCAGTTAACGTAATCAGGGGGAAGTACAAATCTTAAATTATCACACACTTGAAGTTCTAATATTTTAATTTCCTTAAAAGCATCATAGTTAAGTTCTTGTATTGCTCTTTTAGCGTGAAATAAAACTTTAAATCGCTCTTCATTATTTATTAAAGAATGGTTTCCTGCATACATCAACATAAAATTGTTGACAATATCTTCCAGGCTTACATATTGATAAGACCCCCAGTTTTCGTTTTCTGGTGTGTTACCTCCATTCTCGTAATATTGCCATGCGCTAATATATGCCATTATTGTTCATTTTGATTTTCTACCATTTCTTGGGATTGTCCAAATTTAATTGCTTCAACTTCTCTTATGGACATACCGGCAAACTGTAATATTTTCATAACTAATGTTGGCTCATCATCTTGAGGCAACTCAAAGTCTTGGTAATCAGCTGCGGTTTGATTAAACGTAGGCTCACTTCCAACTAAATTAAAATACGTCCATTTTGGCGGCTTAGGATATCTTACGTATTGAGCAATAACTGTCCCTGGACTTGTTATTTCTTCAGGATATACGGTTGTTGTATTGCCGTTTAAAAAATATGCAGGAAATAAATTTGTAGGCTTTGTTAAATTTGATGCGGTTAACTTAAATATTTTTTGCTGAGAAACTCTTTCTATCTCACGCACATTTTTATTTGTTACTATCGAATATTCGTTTCCAAGCTCCCATAGCTGTGTTGCAAGTAAAGTTGTTTCAGAAATCACTTGTGTTACATAGCCAAATTCATTAGTGGTTAAATTACTTATAATATCCCCTGCTTTTACGCCCGAACTAATAAACGTTGCTGTTGTATTTGAAACAGTATTAGAAGCTGTTGGGCCAGCCTGGTCTATTGTTCCGCTTGTAACAAAGTTGGGGTAGTAGTTTAATTTATTTATTAAGCAATAGTCTGAAGGTAAGTTAAATAAATTTAAAGCAGAATGGCTTAGAGCTTTTATCTGTGAAAAACTATCTATAACCTCTTCATAACCTTTAGTTATATCAGCCAAACCTGTGCCCGATTGTCTTTTGTTCTCTTGGTTAATTTGATAATTATATTGATAAAAATAATCTTCAAATATATCCAATTGAGCTTGCTTAGCATACAAATTGAAATCATTGGGCGTAATGTAGCCAAAGTTATTTTTATTCAACAATGACAGTACGGTTTCACGCACTGAATTTATCATACTCATCTGTAAATATCTTTTGTACAAAGATAAGCAAAAAAAAAGAGGCCACGTTTTCATGACCTCCTTTTGGAGAATTGACTATGAGCAATCAATTACGTTTTTATAAATAACTCATTCAAATATATAACTTATTTTTCACTTTCTAACTTTTTTTCTAAAAACTTTAGCGTCTCTATACCATCATCAGATTGAAGGTATGAAGCTATAACGTATAGTGGGTCTTCGCCAAAAGGTAAAGTCAACATTCGTTTTTTGTTTGAAGACGTATTAAAATATACGTCTTTTTTAGAGTTCTTATAAATTAAAATCTTTTTATTAAACAATTGAGTGATGGTAGCTTGAAGCTTCATCATCGGGTCGTTAATAGCTGACAAAAAATCTTGTGAATGATTTTCTGCAAACACAAGCAAATCTCTGCGTAATTCTGAGGATGTTATCTTAGATGGGTCTATACCAAATAAAACACTGGATATGTTTTCCACTTGCTCTATAGTTAGACTTCGAGCTTCAATCAAAGCGTCTACACGTGAGTTTAATTTATCCACATCTTGTTGCGCATCAGCCTCTTGGTTAACCTCTACAAAACGTTTTCCGTTCATAGGGTGGTAATGTAAGAACTCCTGAAGCACCGGGTTAGTTTTAGGTACGCTTAAAAATCCATCTTCAAAAATGATAGGTTCAACGATAGCGTTGCCGTCCTGCTCGTCTTCAAAAGGGCTATTTTGGTTTCGTGCATATCGTAGCGGCCTGTTTGTTCCGGTTTCCTCGTCAAAGTATAATAGAGGGTTTCTACGATTATGTCTTGTTGGCAGCATAAAAGATAATGGCGCTGCGTTTCTGGTTAGTTTGTAGGCTTTATCTACAAGTTGCTTTCTTTTTTTCATTTGAATATAATTTAATTAAAATAATAAAAAAGGGAGTGTCTTTGAAGACACCCCCT